GCTTCTTCCTTGATCGACTCTTTTTGCATCTCTGCGATGTGGACCATCGTTTCTCTTTCTTGTTGTTCTTGGAAAAGTTGGACGATAGCGAGAAATGAGGCATTTTCTTTATGCATCTTTTTCATCCTATCTCCCCTGTCCCCCTGTAGCTTCTTGGTCAGATTCTCAATACGAGTTTCGCACTGATGATACTCTCCACTCTTAGCTTTAATGATCTCAGCCAATCGTATAGACATCTCTTGCTGTTCGTCAGCATCATCGAACATGCTGTTTAATTTATTTAGGTGTGCGCTTATCACTTCGAGATTGATGACCTCTTTACAAACATTGAGGTAAAGATTCAATTCGTCCGCTGTTAGATCGGGCTTATCCCATGTCAGTCGAATAAATTCATGCTCAAACAAAACTCTGTCACTCCCGTTCAATAAATTATTAATAATTTTAAGAAATCTAGAGTTAGAAAGGTTTATCCCTAGCCTTTCTACACAAATCTGCTGCTGTCTATTGATCCTCTGTTCGTTTAATGACTGCCCAGTAGCATCATTTATTTTTTTTATGATTCTTGAGGGAGATTTTGGCGCAAGGTATGAATTTAAAGCTCCCGAATCTTGAGATGGCAAGATATCTGGGTTGACTTCTCTTATTTTTTCTAAAACCGCTCGCTGTTCTGAACTTAACGGTTTTACATTCCTAGACGGGAAAATAATTTTAGCTATTTCTAAGGAGGACAAACCGTCTTCCGCTTGCTGTAAAATAAATGCACACTGTTCACTAGTCAGATTTATGACTTCTGCTGGAATTCTGCAAGTTGTTTTGAATTTTATAGAGTTTTCTACCAAGAACTTCCTAACAGCCCTCCCTTCTTTAGATCTGCCGTCTAAAGAATCGTCACCGAAACATTTCTTAGTCAAATCAATAAGATCAGACACTTCTTTGGATTGAACCCTTAAGAATTCTTTTTGTTCTTTATTAAGATCCATCACCTATAATATCTTGATCTTTTAGTATCTCTATAGCTACTTGAAGAAATTTCTTCTTTAAGTTTTTAACTTGCCTATAACCAAGCTTCTTTTTCTGAGGGGAAATCTTATAACCCATAAATTTAGCCACATCTTCTTCGCTGCTACTTTCAAAGTATAACATCTGGTAGGCTACGTAATGCACACTGCTTAAACGCAATTCCATTTCAGTATTCAACTTCCCTACAGATGATGAGAAATCAAAATCTAAATATTCTTTATTGGTGACTTCTTTTATGAAATCTTCAGTGGAAAGCGGTATTTTTAATTCTAACCCCGCTCTCTTCGATTTTTCCCATTTACTGCACACAGGACAGTGAGCCGTGGAGTGGTTAGGTAATTGGTAATCAGGGCAAGGATTGACATAATTGCCGTAATGATTCCTTACGAGGTTCCTAATTTGGTTAGATATGATTCTACCTATCCATGGCTCAAGAGGGCGTGTCTGATCCCACATATCCCATTTTTTAGCAATATGTATTTTGATGATTTGCTGGACATCCTCAAAGTCAAACCACTTAACAGCGTAAAGCCGCCATTTATATTGTTGCTTCTTTACCGCCTCATCTATTACTTCAGAGAAGTCTTCATATGTATAATCACTTCTCTTTTTTCTTTTCATTAATAAAGTCATTAACAGATTGAGGGTTACTCCTTCGATTCGTCTCGATTGGAGTTGGCTCACCTAATAATGACCCTAGTGTCCGATTGGAAATATCAGCGACTTCGAAATCTACTTGGAAGTCGGTAATTTCAGGAACAAACTCAGCGTCCGTCTCATCTGACGAAATAACTGAAGATTTTCTGTTTATAACTGAAGTGTTTGTAGAAACAGTAGAGGCTTTAGAGTTCAAAGTATATCCGCACTTCGTGCAGAAGTTTGGTTTCGCATTGGCGAAAGCGATTTTAGTGCCGCAGCTTTGACAGAATAAATGAGCCATACTATATATTTTACTGTTTATGAATTAATTTTCAAAAAAAACAAGGCTTGATGCGTCCTTTTGGGTTGTAAGCTGTTCGCCGCTTTCGCGTTGACGCATTTCTTGTTTATGATATATAATATTATATGATATGTAGTATTACACTTTTTTCCAATTTTCCAACTTAGAAATGATGAATTTCAAAATCTTACTTCTAACGATATCTTTATTAGTGAACTTGAAAGTATCAATACCATTAGCTTTAGAATCGTCGTCGGAGAATATATCAACCATATTTTTGAATCCAGTTTTCCCATCAATATCGCTTTGCATAAAGTCACCGCATATAATTAGCTTAGTATTTTCACCAATACGAGTAATCAAAGTAGTCAACTCCTTAAATGTGAAGTTCTGAGCTTCATCCGCAACTATAAGTTTGTTTTCCCAATTCGCACCCCTCAAAAAGTTGATAGGTATAGCGTTCACCCTTTCTTTCTGCTTCAGGTAAGCCGTATCGCCCTCATGTATTATTTCTTCCAGCTTATCATAAAGAGGCAACGTGAAAGGGTTGAATTTCTCCGACATGTCTCCAGGAAGACTACCTAGACCTTTGTCGGCGCTTTCTACAATACTACGGACATACAATAAGTCTTTGTCTTGATCTTGAGACATTAATCTCAAACAACCATATAAAGACATATAAGTCTTACTCGAACCAGCAGGTCCAGATACAAACATTATTTTTACCTCTGGGTTCAGCAATATATCTAGAAATTTGTGCTGATTTTCGGTAAATTTGAATTTCCTCTCCTTAAACTTTATTGAGAAAAAGCTGTGAGGCTCTAACTGAATATTAGACAGTTTCTTAACTCCCATATGCTATATATTACACTTAATTTACAATTTCACCTGTTTAATCGTCGCAGTTGTTTGAATAGTCTCCCCTCCTTGGACTGAATATGATTCGGTCAAGACCCTCGCACCAGCGGGGAATTTAATCAGATCATTGCCTAATCCGCCCAAGACAGTGCTAGATGTATTACCCTTGAAATTCAATATTAGGTTTATGGCATTTGTAAGCTTCTCGCCGCTGAAGCCTATTAAAGTATTCAAACCTGTAGACGATACAGATATCTCCTCCTCAACTCCATCCAGCAACATAGAAGACGCATTCACCGAACCTAAACCGTGAATCGGGGTGCGGGTGTATTTTCTCTTGAAATTTATTTGAGATTGCACCTGACCCAACACATCTGCGCTATCATTAACAATACACGTATGACCATAAACAATAATGTCAGTATCTAAGGGCGGCACTCCACCACCGTATGCATCAGTATCCCCAGTTATAGTCCCACCCACAACAGGATCTAATGAAACAAAATTAGCTTGCAAAATCACTGGCTCAAATGGACTTATGCTCAACGATACATCTGTAGCGTAACACTGGTTGTATATACCACTACCCAACTTCATATTAACATACCCCTCTTGATTAGCATCCAATAAAAAATCCAACCCCGATACCATCCCCGATTGCAATAAACAACTAACTGAGATATCCGCAGACAATGCACTATTAAATGTAAACTGATCAGCCGCATCGACACTCTTACCCAATTTACGCCTAGCACTAGATGAAGTATTGTAATTCACGCTCGCTTGGGTGACTGGTAGATAATCGTTAATCTCATTCGGCGGCGTTGACCCTACTCCAACTTGGCCTATGTAAACTGGGAATTCGCTGTATGGTAGACTCATTTGTTGTTATTACACTAATTAGTTATGAATTATAGAGGGCCGTGTTTTTTTTTAAACAAACAATCGAAAACATAACCCCGTCAGCGATTGGGCCTAATTGGGTGGGGGTTTGACCATTGAGAAATTGAAGTCGGACTCCCCCCGCCAGTTTACTACGTAAACCCAAAGTAAATTTTTCAGAAATGGGGGAGGGTGTCAAGTATTAAATAAAATTATCTTTATAAATTTAATGCTAAAAAAAGCTTTTTGTTTCTGCGATTCTGTGATATACTTTGCCCATGGAAAAAAATAACTACGGTCAAAAATCGGACAGAGTCAACATCATCGATGAGGTCTACGAGATCGAGAATATCGTGATCGATGGGATCGATCATCGCGATGCCCCCGACTTCTGTGACGCGTTCATCTCTAGCGCAATGATCCGAAAGTTCGATGGCGCATGGCGCAAGGCCACCGATGACGAGATCGACGAGATCATGCAAGACACTGATCTTTTCTGCCAAAAATTAGAGGAGGCGATTTACTAAAATAATATCAGAAAAAGCTTTTTTAAAATCAAAAATTAGACTATACTACCGCCATGACAACGACCACCACCACCACCACCGAAGTTCAGCCAAATTACCCTTACCTCGTAGGGTCTCTCAAGTCCGATATGATTTTTCTTTCGGATCATCTCCTTGCTGCAGGTGTGATCACCCGCGACCAAATCAAAGCAGTGAACGAGTTGACCGCGAGCCTTTACGAAGACGCATACCGCGATGCCATCGCCGTCGAAAAAAAACGCATCGAACGGCAAGAAGCATTCATGCAAAAATAATATAAGAAAAAGCTTTTTTAAAATCAATTTTTAATATATAATTCCCACATGAGAACACGATACGTCAAAGCCTCCATCTCCTCCGCTGCACTCACTGCCCTCCATAATGCGCGAGCCGCTGCATGGAAGCGCGAAAATGAGAGGCTTGCAAAAATCATTGCCAAGGCAAAGGAATCAAAATAACCCTCAACTAAAAAACACACTAAGACCATGAACATCCACAACTTCAAAGACCAATCGAACAAGGGCAAAGCCCTCCTCCTTCTCACTTATCCTCTCGCCATTGGAGTGCATTGGATGGAATGGCGCAGGATGCGAAAGCTTCAGTGCCAAATCAGCAAGTGGATTGGCTACGCTTGCAAGAATCCTAAAGGGTTCGAGGCCGAAATGGTCAGCGAGTGGAGCGAGGAATTACGTTGCATCTATGGCAAGTAAACCCTAAAAGCCTCTAAGTAATATGAAAAACATCCTAGCCTTCATCGCGTTCCTCTTCATAGTTGTCCTCTGTGGCAACTTGGAGGAGGTCGAACATCAAGAGCAGCTTGAAAAAAAAGCAAAAGAAAGTATCGACAACGCCCCATTTTTAAAGTAAAATATTCTCACCATGAACAACACAACAAAATTATACAACCTCAGTGATGCCAAGCTCAAGAGCCAACTCGTCAACCATGTCGTGACATATGCGAACGAAGGGCCAAGCTCCATCAAGCAAGACGGTATCAGAACCTTCCTCATTGAAGAGGTAATGCGCCAAGGCTTCTCCAAGAAGGATCGCCGCCGCTATGTCACGGCGTACACCCGCGACTTGGATGACGGCGCGCAACGTAAGTACCGCACTCTTCATGTCGGAGGCATCACAAAAGTAAGCGGTCGCCTAGGCACTGCGGCCCGTATGGTCAAATCTCTTTTCTAGTTTGTTGCTGATAGTTCGCCTGTCCCCTGTGGTGGGGGGCAGGTTTTCTTGTGCTTGCAAGCAAAAAAGAAATTCTTTTTTAGTTGACATCCTCGCGAAAAACACTAAGGGAAAAAACGCTGTAACTCACTGAGTGTCAAGGAGTTAGCGCGAACGGCCCCGCCGCCCCGCCTAACTCGTTGAGTATCAACGACTTACGAGGGTTTTCCCCATAGGGTAATCCCGCGTCATGTCAAGCTTTTAATCAGAAAAAAAA